CAGGTGAAATCTTGGCACCATAATTCTTGGTACCACCTGTGATAGTGATCGGGGGAGTTTCTCGAACATCAGAAGTTTTATCAAGCCAATCATTGTCTAAGTAGAAATCGACTTTAGGCGTTACGAGACTCATGTATTCACCCCCGGAATCAGAATTTGGCGGTCGTTAATAGCTTTCATAATCCAGATAGCTAATGGATCACTCAGGTTCCCAGCGAATGTCACTTTAGGACGGCTACTCTGACCAACAGGGGTGACTTTCTCTCCGGCTTGTAGCACCCGTAGTTGTTCTGTACCAACCATCCCGCTCACGACGCCACCTGAGTGGTGTTTCATCGGCTTGATTCCCGATCCACTTCGGAAATTAGGATTATTGGCTAAACCGATAAGCGTGCGAAGATCAGCGATTGCCGTATTGATATAACCAATAATGCCGCGAATAATACCGCCGACAATCTCAGCCGCCTTTCGGAACGGCCATGTGATAATGCCAACTACAACACCAATTGCATTTCTAATCCAACCGGGAAGCCTCTTAAAGAAATTAATCACTGCCCAGAATGCCGTGATGATTGCATTAACAACCTTGACGCCAGCGCGCCACAACCAGTTCCACGCAGCAACAATAGCATTCACCACAACCATGGTGATCTTCTTAATGAAGTTCCACACAGCCGTCCATGAGTTGCGGAAATCCTCATTGGTATTCCACAACGTAATGAGCGCGGCAACTAGTCCGGCAATTAGTGTTACGATGAGTACAATTGGATTTGCATTTAATGCAGCATTCATTAGCCAGATAGCGGCTGTAATGGCCGCGAACGCAATAACAATTCCCTGATGTTCCATCGCCCAAGCAACGAAGTCCATAAGCAAGCCAAGAACCTTTTCTAGGACAGGCATAAGCGCGGTACCTAGCTCCTCTTGGAAATTGGCCCATTTAACTTTCATCTTATCCGTTGCAGTCGCGGTAGCTTCTGCCGTTCCACCAACCTGTCGCTCGACTTCTCGCATGATCATTTTCTGGGCACCAAGAATATTGCCCGATTCGACCATGGTTTTGATTTGCTTTTTCTGGCCCTCAGTGAACGTGACACCAGCGCGGGACATAGCATTAATGCCCTTGAGAGGGTCGTTCAGAGCCTTACCGAGCATCTTGGCAGCGCTGTTGGCATCCCCGAAACCCTTAGCTGCCATGTCCTGTGCAGCTCTAACAGCACGGTTGAAAATATCGTTATTCTTGCCTACTTCATTTCGAACCTTACCGAATGTTAACAACAGGTTGGCGGAAGATTGGATTAGTTCGTCATCAACACCAATTTTATTCGAGATAGCTTCTGATAGATCCCCGACCTGTTTAGCCGTAATCCAGCTAGCGGCACCCATTGTCTTGATGCCCTGAGCAGTGGATGCGGAGACTTTTTGCGCCTCCTCTGCCTCACTAACCATTCCCTTTAGGAGACCAACTACACCAGCAGCCGCGATTCCGGCAGCAGCAGCTTTGAAACCGCTAGCTATCGCACTACCAGATTTCTTGCTTTTGTTCCCAACATCGTCTACGGAATTAGAGACCTTTTTGGACTCACTAATCAGTTGATCGCCAGTACCCTTATATTCCAGCTCTACTACATTAGCCACGTCATTACCTCAATCCCACTGAACGCAGCACCATGTCTTCATTGTGTTCTGCCTTTGACACTAAATCGCTTTCGATGGCTTTTGCAGCAGGGATGATATAGCGCCCATCCGCGTATACCTCACGGGAGGTGGCATGAGCACGGCCCGAAAGTCCGCCGAATTCTAGGTAGACATAATAAGCTACGTCCTCGCCACCCTCAGCAATCGCGCCGCTAGCGGTGGCTACCTCACGAAGAGATCCGGCGGCCCGTCCACTTACGACAGGAACCTCGGGTCGAGCCGTCCGGATGACCTCTTCTGCGAAATCTTGATTTGGTTTCCTAACAACGTCACCCGGTACGCGGCCAATGAATAACCGCACCTTGCCTGTGAATTCATTAACTCCGCGCACATAGATAGGCATTTTAGCTTCCCTTTGCTTGTGCTTCTGCCAATTGGCGACGCTGCGCCTCTCTTCCGAAAAATATTGCCCAAGCTGCAAATTCCCAATTATCCATCTTCTTACGGAGGTCTCCGACAGTCATATGGAGTCTTGCAGCTAATTGGAATTCAAATTCGAATTCGGCATCATTCTCGAAAATCAGGTAAATCTCTTTATTCATTGCCCTAACACGGGCATCAAGGTCAACTTTTCTGATTGCCGTCCTCAGCCTCTAGACCAGACAACTTACCAATGGCGCGAGTAAGTTTTTTCCAATTCTTTGCGTCCATCGTAGCCACAAGCTCTTTAGCTTCATTAGCATCGAGTGTTGGTTCCACCAAGCCAGCGACAACCATTCGAACCTCTACAGACTCGCCGTTAGCTTTCGGATCATCCGCCTTGAGCATCTGGATTTCGTGGCGGGTAAGTGCCCGAACGATCACCCGGCCAATGCCATCAAGGTCTACAAAGTCCTGTGCCAGAATACCTTTAAATAGGTCTTCCTTTGAGGCAGTCTCTACCTTATCCACACTTTCGAGTGCCATTCCCATTTCCTCCTAATTAAGCTTGGTCAGCTTCGTTCAGATCACCGGTCATTTGCAATTCCGATGTCCATGCAATTTGCTCCGCAACCGGGGCAGATTCATTGAATGACTTAACAATCACATTCACGGACGACTGTGCTAATCCCGAACCTGTACCCTCAGGTTGGAAGATAAATGGCACGGCCACCTTTGCAGCCTTAAGAGGTTTGATAACCGCGCGAGGCCCAGCGGCGGAATCGTCATACACTCCGCCAATGGTGATCGTTCCATCGCCAAGACCACCGATGTAATTCTTACGCTCTGCGCCATAGCACGTGACATCATTCGTATCGGTCTCATCCGAAAATGCCGTGCTATTTGTGTACGGTGAAATGTCAGACCCATTGATTTTGACTACCGTGTCTTTACCATGCTTAAACGACATTGAATTTTATCCTTCCTAAGCGCTGGCACCGACGATTGCAATTTGATAGTTCACAACAGATCCAGCACCGCCATTAGCGATACGCAAGAGGTCTGTAGAGCCCGCTGCGCAGACATAGCCGGTCGCATCGGATTCTGCTGCTGCAACGCAGAAAACAGCCCCCGGTCGCAAACGGACAGTGCCCGTGGTACCGAGGAGAGCCGCCCACTGAGTAGCGGCGGCCGCACCAACGATCACATCATTTGTATTCGCTGCCAGCGACCTAGATGCCGCTTTGATCCACAACATTTTGATTCGAGCTGGACTGAATGTAGCCCCGAAGTCATCCAGCAGAGTCCCGACCAAATCGAGGTCATCGTTGGAAGATGCAGCAATTTGACGTTCGTCATAGAACAGCCGATCCGCTTGTCCGGCTGCGACACCGGATGCGTATTTGATTCTCTCGGATACGTCTAAATTGGACTGTGGCGTATTGCCAAGATCCTTGGTCGCTGTAAGAGTTGCGAGGAGTCGTAAGCTGAGGTCAGTTACAAGAGCCATGTTAGTTTCCTTGCCCTGATACAAAGGTAGTAAATTTACAACCCAAGTATTTAGTTCGTCCAATCTGGATTACGTCAAAAGCCGCCGATTTCACCGCGATCACATCAAATGAGTTGTACTTTCCATTTTCCAATACTTCCTTAATGCTCCTCTCCCCGTGTCCATCCGCATAAGCGGTGATCTCATTTCGCTTGAGTCGATCGTCTACATTGGACACCAACAATATAATTATCAACGTCAAGGTGTCCATGCCGCGCCTGTACGTTCCGAGATAATCAATGTTCGTCGGCAAACTGATCATTGCACCCGGACAATTGATATCGTCAGCCTCATACGGGATAACTCGCAGATCCGTAATCGTCGCTAGCTTCTGTCCGATATCATCGATCACGTCACTAATGATCATGGCGTCCTCGCTAATCTCCGATACCTCGATTTCACTATGTTCATTGCATCAGCGTCTAGGTCATCCTCTACTGAGGTCTCACTAGAAGCACTGCCAGTCTGGTTGGAACCCTGGACACCAAGAGGGCTCAAACGTCGCTTAAGAATCCTGTGAGCCTGCAACAGCGTAGCTTCCTGGATCGGCACGGGAATTGCTGTCCAGCCGAATCGAGCAGTTACTTCTACACTGTCCTTTAAAGCACTATTAGGCTGCGCTCCTGATGTGGACAGAATGGCAATTTGGGTCCATGGATACCCTCGATTAACCGCATCCTTGGGACGCAAAATGAAAGCGGTGCATGGAGTCTCATACACATTGTCACTGTCTAAATCAAACTTAACGACCAACCCGACTTGAGTCATTAAGTCGTCAATTTCAACAACGTATCGAGCTTGGTCCGTGTCCCATCGCGGAGTGTAATAACGAGCTTCCGGAGCATCGCAAAGACCAAATTGCCGACGATAACCTAACCCATTTTTAAGACAACTAGCGTACTTATCGATGGCGCGAGAACCTGACGTAATAGCTCTCGCAATATGGGGGTCATCCAAGTTGTCAGTAATTCGTGTAAACGATTTGAAATCCGCTACGCTGACATAATCAGGTTCCCAAGCCATGGTTCCCCTCCTTTCAACACCCTAACTTGTGAATCATTTTCCTAAATGACTGACTAACTTTTATCTGTTCCGGAGTCTTGTTAGGAATCTGATCATTGCGAGCATCCAACGGCACCAAGAATTCGCAGAAAGTTGCATTGTTTATTTTGATGCTATCTTCGGTTTTCCAATTGGTGTACCAAACACACAAAGCGCCAGTCGCGATCACGGACAACATCAGCATAGCCAAACTGTAACCGATCCATTTGAGGCGACTCCTAGGAATTTGTATCACATGCACACGTTTATGTGCCGTGCTCGCTCCTTCTTCGTAAGCTTGAATATGCTTACGCATTTCCTCTTCCGCATCATAGTCTTCTGAATCCCCGACCATATTTACTACCGTCCTATTTGGATGACGAAGATTGTGAGGGCGTATCCGATTCCGAAGAGGCTTGTTCCAACGGCATAGATTGTGTAGAAATCATTTGCACTAAGGGCTTGATATTGAACAGTCCGGCTAGTCCGATCATGCCTCCGTACAGACCTAACAATGCCAAATTTACGTTGCCCGTCAATTGCTGAAATGCAATTCCCGACAATCCTCCAAAGAAAAGAAGTTGGTCTCGAGCTATTTTCCATGCTCTTTCGTAGTTTAAATTTAGCGCCACCCACTTGCCCACCTGTCTCAATTAGACGGAAGAAAGCCGGTGCACCGGGGGAGTAGTGCACCGACTCTCTGCCTAGAGGCTTAGCGGATTGCGGTTTCCGCATCCTCGGGATATTTCCACCCATCAAACGGGCAGTAGAGTCCGGTACCCGCGCCCTCAGGTTTTGGCCGCAACGGCTCACCGTCATTTGGACATGCTCTAGGAGGCTGAGCATCCAAATTGGACTTGACGGTATTCCGTTCCTTGAGAATCCCGAGTAAGTGATACCAACTCATAACGATTCCTAACTAGGCGTTGGGCTGTGCCAACAGGTCCGGCCGACGCTGAATCTTGAGCCCGGTCGGAATGTAAATCACACCACCAAGAATGGTGCCACCCGATCCGGGATCGGCGATATCAACAGACAGCCACTGGAACCCGTCCGAAAGGGAATCTGCCTCTACCTCGAAACAAACAATTGCCTGATTCGCAGCAGGAACAAGGGCGTTTGTCAGAGCAAGCGTCGCAGCCGCTGCCTGAGTACGCTCTACCCAAGCCTCCGTGCCAGCAAGAGGGTTAGCTGTCTTGACGTACCAGTCAGTAATCTTTGCTAGATCCTGAGAGGTGCCACCCGTGTTTGCGTTGTGTTCCCGAAGGGTGACAGTCACCGTGTCGGTACCAGCGCTAGCCGCATTCTTCAGGAGAACAACGCCCAACGTCTGATAGTTTCGCATGTGGACACGCTTGCCGGTATTCGCTCCTGCGGCAAGGTCTGCCACAAGATTAATACCCATGCAAACGTCGAAATCTTTTCCAAGACCACGCATGGTTTCTATTCCCTCCTAATTAGACCGTGACCGGACCCGACGCGCGGACTCCATCATCTGCACGGAGTCGCCCAATGAGAGCCTTTTTGTTGCCCTGAGTGGACATTGGCTCACCATCGAAATTGGGGTCAGCCGCATCCTCTTCATTTCGCTTAGTGATTTCATCACGAAGCTCGTCGTTACTCATTTCGTCGTAATTGTCGACAGGCTCGCCATCCTCTTCGGACTCTTCCGAATCGTCAGCATCCTCTTCCTCGTAATCAGGAACGGCAAGCTCCACGAGCTCCTGAGACGCCATAGCATCGTCAAGAGCGTCACGCGCATCGGCTTCCTCGCGGTACCCCTTTTGGAGACACACAATAGGGGTAGGGCCACTAAGGACCATCACCCGGAAATCACCCGCGTTGCCCTGTTTCACATCGACGTTGGTTCCGGTGAGCATATTGTAATACCCACCATCGGCGGTCTTAATCCACATAGGAGTGTCCTTATCAACTAGTCAGCAAGGCCGACAAACGGGGAAAGGGTGTTGGCGGAACCATTCTGAGGAGTGATTGCACTGTTCAGCCACGGGCGGCCGTCGAGACGCTCGATAACGCGGAACGCAGTCACGTCCTGGTTGAAACGGAAATCCTCGGACTGTCGGGCACTCATGGCCTGTCGGTCACCGATGAGGTAGTAACCGAAATCAACAAAGTTGATATCGCCAGGAGTACCCATCGCTCGTGCCTTTTCCGACACGATGAGCGGGCGGCCAAGCAACGTCATCGGCGGATTGTTCGCTCCACTCGGGAAGTTACCGCCACCAATCCACACAGCCGCGTTACCGGCTCCTACAGTCATCGTCAGGAGCTGAGGAAGAGTGTCGGGAGAGACAATCCACACGGCACGGTCGAGACTCTGAGGGAGCATCCGGGCGTACATGTTGACAACATCAGCCCAGACAATTGTGTCCGTGCTAGAACCCGCACGGTCCACGAAAACGGTTGCAGGAGCATTGAGGAAGCCAAGAGGCTCACCAACACCGCCACCAAGGAAGAAAGCAACGTCCTCGAACCACGCGAGAGCCTCCGGGAAAATCTGCCCGATGAAAGCCTCTAGCGACGGCTGAGAATCCCGAATCAATTCGTTCGGAACTTCGGTGTAGAGAACGAGTTTCTGAGCCTTAAGCTCCACCCGACCGAATCGCGGCTTGGATTCCGTGAGAGTCGCGCCCTCTTCGGTCCAGTAACCAACAACACCACCGAATACCGAAGTAGCGTTAGAAGTCGCGTCAACCGTGGGGAACGGCACCGTGAGGGAGTCCATGGGGATAACTCGCGCACGGCTACGGACGACAGCCTTTTCGAGAGCAATACGCAGAAGCTCAGCACGGAGAACCTCAGGAATGAGGAAACCGCCATCAGACGGCTTGATGCTGGACATTGCATTTTTCAGCACGTCAAGCTTCTGAGACAGAGCCTCATTCTTGAACGCGTGCTCCGAAATCGAGTGGAGGAACTCAGAGGAGCTTGCGAACATCTTGTCATGCGGGGCACCAATAGCGGCCTTGTTATAGATCGTGTTCGGTGCGATTGCATTACGAGCGTTCGGGTTATCCAGGTTCAGCCGACGCGCAATTTCGTCAGTGTTACCATTTGCCGACAGTTCACGGAGAAGCTGAATGTTAAATTGCTCCGCCTGCTGCGTGACCTGAGCGAGGATGCTCGGATCGGAAGTAAGGCGTGCCTGGATAGATTCGTTCATCCAGTTGGTCAGCTTCTCTGGATCACTGAGAAGAGTTTTCATTGCGGCCTTATCCGTGAGCATCTCACGGATCTCTTCCGCAGTCTTGGCGGGTGCAATCGTGTCAGGCATTAGTTAACTCCCGATCCCTGCGAGGATTTCATTTACTGTTTCGGTCCAACTGTCCACAGGAGCCGGTGCCTTTTTACGACCGGCATAATTGAATCCCCGATTACTCAAACTGTGAACCCTGTGCATTTTGTTTTCCGGAGATTCCTCTTCGGACTCTCCCTCAGTGTCAGTTTCTGGCTCCTCTTCTCCGGGGGTTTCCGACTCAGTCTCCCCCGGCTCCTCGGGTTCCTCCTCTTCGGACGGTTTGCTATAAACCGCATCGGCAAGCCCAAGGTCTACCGCTTCCTGAGCAAACAGCCATGTTTCGGCAAGCATGAGGCTGCGAATGTCCTTCGGGTCACCGCCTGTCTTGGCTGCGTAAATCGATGCGATGTTGTCCGACTGCTTATCGAGGAATTGAGCGTATGCACGAAGCTCAGCGGCATTCCCCATTTCGATTCCAAGAGCATCGTGAATCATCATCTGTGACCCAACCATCATGGTCACTTTGTCCCCCGCCATTGCGATTACACTGGCAGCGCTAGCCGCCAATGCATCCACATAAACGTTGATGGTCGCGGAGTGAGCCACTAGCGCGTTGTAAATCGCGATAGCCTCGAACACAGCGCCACCGGGGGAATTGATTCGAACGTTGATAGTGCCGGTAGAAATCTCATTGAGCTGAGCAATCATGCCCTCAGCAGAAACACCACCGAACCATGCAACCATCCACTCAGGAACGATTTCGTCGTAAATGTATACGTCAGTTTCGTCCTTCTCCGCAACATTCTTGATAGAGAACCAATCGAGCTGAATCGACTTGAGGCTCTCTGCCAACTTCGGATCTTGGTTACGGATCTTGTCAATGATTTTCCGATGTTGCTGTTGGAGTGCGCTAACTCCCGTTGTCTTTCGCAATTTTCCCTCCCTCCTAACTATTCCTGTGGAACTTTCTTTTGGTCTTCGTCCAACTGTTCATTTCCGGTACCACCTGTAGGAATGCCCACCCAATTAATGCTAGGTAATCCAACAGCTTCCAAAACTCCATCCGGATCTAGTCCGGCTAGAATTCCATTGCGTGCAGAAGTCCACTGCGAATTACGTTGCCGATCTTCTGCCTCATGGTTGATCGGAGTTGGGTCATCGTAATCGAGAGCCAACGTTTTTCCATTTGCGAAACGTGGCAACAGGAAGTTATTTACCACATCGCGCCACCGATCAAGGCGGGGAATCGTTTGGTTCTCCGCCATGATTTCTTTAGCAGCGTCGGAGTTAGCGCGGTTCACATCGTCCACTGTGCCAAGCATCGGCTTGGGGAATGCGAACGCCTCACGCACTAGCTCCCTAGGAAGCTCTCTCAATTCGACGAATTGCATGTCCGACATCGAGAATTTGACATCTTTCCATTTGGCATTTTCCAACACCGCTACCTGGTGAGCATTTGCGATGCCTCGAT